ACTCCAGTGCCTAAAAAAACACGAACTAAAAAGAAGTGAATTTCGACTTAATGATTGCTACGGTAAAAGAATACATATACCAACACAAAGGAGTAGTAATAGAAATGGATTCAAACTTCATTAAATCAGACGTAAGACAAATCCAACTACTTTTTCAAGCGTATAACTACATTCAAAGTGTCAAACAATAAATACTATATTGCAGTCATAAATCAAGAGTTACATTCATACGAATGGAATAGATTGAAAGAATGCTTGAAAAAAACGGAAGCATCTTACTGCGTATTTTATTCAGATGTCAAAAAAATAGAATTTAACGAAGTAGCTAAGGAAGTATATTACGAACTATGTTATCAAGAAAACTAGAAAAACACGAATCATGGCTAAACACAAGTACATAGAAACACCAGAGAAGCTATACCAACTATTCGAAGAGTACAAGAGTAGCTTAAAACCAAGAGAGATTCAAAAAGCAACTGCAACGGGAGTGAAGTCTGAGTTTCACACACCACCTTTGACAATGGAAGGATTTGAGAATTACTGCGAGGATAACATTTGTTTTGTACATCAGTATTTTGTAAATCAGAATGAGGCTTATAATGAATATGTGAACATCTGCTCACGCATAAAGAGAAAGATTCGTCAAGACCAAATCGAAGGCGGTATGGTAGGACAATTCAATCCAAGTATTACACAACGATTAAATTCGTTAACTGAAAAAACGGATGTAACAAGTCAAGGTGAAAAGATAAACGAAATCAAAGTTACTATCGTAAGTGGAAATCAAAGCAACTAAAATCTTTGAGCAGAACTTTACTGCGCTTTCTGATTCGAATATTAGATTCATAGTTAATCAAGGTGGCTCACGTTCAAGTAAAACCTATTCGCTTTGTCAGGTTATAATTGTCTATTGCCTACAAAATCCGAACAAGGTAGTGAGTATAGTTCGTAAAACTTTCCCAGCTTTACGGGCAACAGTCATGCGTGACTTTTTTGAAATCATGAAGGACTTAGGAATCTATGACGTAGCAAATCACAATAAGAGTGAAAACATTTATAGGTTTGGTAATGGCTCAATCGTTGAATTCTTTAGTGTAGATGACGAGCAGAAGATTAGAGGAAGAAAAAGAGATATCGGTTGGTGTAATGAAGCGAATGAACTTTGGTTTGAAGACTTTCAGCAGCTGAACATGAGAACTGAAAGCACAATGATATTCGATTACAATCCTTCCGATAGTTCCTCCTGGCTTTACGAACTTCCCGAAGATGAAAGTGTATTAATCAAATCAACATATAAGGACAATCCATTCTTACCCGAATCAATCAAGCGACAAATTGAGGATTTGAAAAGAACGGATGAGGCACTATACCAAATCTATGCTTTAGGTGAAAAGACTATAAGCAAAACAAACATTTATTCGAATTGGCAGTTCGTGAAAGAGAGACCTTCAAGATTTGAATCGTTCTGCTACGGTTTGGATTTTGGGTACAATCACCCTACTGCATTAATGAAAGTGTATTGGAATGAGAAGGACATCTTTGTTGAATCGGTTATCTATGAAAGCTACTTGACCACCACGATGTTAATCGAGCGCATGAATGAATTAGGCATAGACAAAAATGCTGATATCTTAGGCGACCATTCAAGACCCGAAATAATAGCAGAGATTCAAATTGCTGGGTACAATATAAACAATGCAACGAAGGGAGTCAAGAAAGGAATTGACAACGTGAAAACTTTCGGGGTTTACTGCTTGGACAATCCTAACTTAAAACGTGAGTATGAGAATTACAAATGGAAGAAAGTAGGAGACTCAATAACTGACGAGCCAATCAAACTATTTGACGATGCTATGGATGCGATTCAATATGCGGGAAGATTCATTAAGGACAATTACTATACCGATGATTCATACTTTAGCTTCTAAAACACGAATGAAAATTTAACCATTATAAGATATGGCAATAACACTAATAGCAAAACCTTTTACTTTCTCACCCGCTTACAATGAGTTAAAGTACATCTACGATTCTACAAACAAGAATCAATTAGGCTTCAAATATATTTTTCAAGTTCGTCAATACGGAGGCGCACAAATTGCTGAGTATAGAATTCTCCCTTTAGTGACAAGCGGATACGGTGAACAAGATTTATCCAAGCTATTGAGCAATAAAGTCTCTTACGATTTACCAAGTGGTGCAATGTACAATGCTGCAAATTCTTTCTATGAATACGATGTGAGAATTGGAGAAGAATATATTACGGGAGTGAACTATACTGCTTCATTATCCAACAATGGAGGGAATGTTAAAATAACAGTTACTCATTCGTTTGTAGTAGGTGACCAGGTTAGAATCGTTCAAGCGGATAACGGGGTGGCTAATCCACAATTGGAAGGTCTATTCGTTGTAACTGCTATAACGGGAACTACTGACTTTACTGTTTCAGCATTATGGAGTGAGGTAACTGACGCAACTATTAACGGAAGTGTTTACTATGCAGACAATAGAAAGACACAAACATTAGCAGTTGTAACTGTGAGCAGAGCAGTTGTCTTTAACGCTGCTTTTAGTTGGTTAGATTGGATAAGCTACAATGAGACTAACTACGATTGTAATGCTGCGACTGATTTGCTTTTAACATCTATTCCACAAACGGGATTCTACGCAACACCTGAGCAAGACCTAATCGTAAACGTTCCTAATCAATCCGTATCTACGGGATTTATGTACTTCGAAAATAGTAATGGAAGCGTATTTAAAAAGGCGGTAAGTAATGCCAATGTAATTACAGCAGTTACGGTTGGAGTCAATAACGTAGGCACATTAACAACGGTAAGCGGAACGGGTGGACTTGTCGAAGCAGACACTACCTACTACGATTTTTGGTATACGAATGCATCGGGTACACAATACTCGGTTAAGTATAGAGTGAACTTAGACAAACGATGTAAGATTGAAGATTACGAAATATTATTCCTAGATAGAAAAGGCTCTTTCCCTTCATTTGCTTTTCAACTTAGAAGCTATGACAAAGGGAACGTTCAACGAACTGAATTCAATAGAGACGTTGCTGGTTATGTTTCATCTAATCGTTGGAACTATTACCCAACTGACTTTGGAATGACAAACGCAAGTGTACTACTTGCGAGTACGATTGACTTAAACACTAACTACATGACTGAAGAGATGGCTATTCTATTTGAAGAATTAGTATCTACTCCTTTGGCTTTTTTGAAGATTGGCTCAACGTATCAAGCGGTACAAATTGTAGACACTTCATTTGAAGTTGAAAAGTCAAGAAACAAGAACTTAATCAAAAAGTCACTTACAGTTAAACCATCAAATCAAAACGTTATCAATGGTTAGGATTCAACTTGAAAATGGTTTCATCGATATTAAAGAAGGGAGTAACTTTCCTTTGAACTTTGCTTCGGGAGATGTGCGAGATTTAACGCAAAAAAAAGGCTCAAATTCTAAAACGTTAACTGCAATCGGTAGCAAGAATAATCACGATTTACTTAACCATTACTACGATGTAAATATCGTTGCGGGAACGTTCGACATAAACGCTTTGACTAAGTGTGCGGTAATTCAAGATGGAATACCTATCATGGAGGACTGCTACCTTCAACTTTTATCGGTTAATAAGAGTCAGCCAAATAGCAACTATGAGCAGCAAGTTGAATATCAACTAATGGTTAAGGATGCAACATCTGATTTATTTACTAAGTTAGATAACAAGTATTTAACTGATTTAGATTTTAGTGAATTAGACCACGTTATAACTGCTAGTAATGTTGTCGGTACGTTTAATAATACTGTAACGGATGGATATAAGTATTTGTTGCCTTGGTCGGGAGATAATGTTTATCCGCTTAAGGAGATGAGACCTGCTATCTATGTGAAGCGTTACTTTGATTCTATCTTTGCAACAAATGGATTCAGCTACACTTGGGCTACTTCTGGAGCAGCTAAGTTTGACCAATTGATTATACCGTATAATGGAGATTTACCTACTGTTGACTATGATAATTATGAGGTCATAGCAACTAAATCAGACACATATACGTTAACACAAGCAGCGGGAACAAACGTAAGCGCAGTTCAGCCTTTAATCAATTTAACGGAGGTACAAGATAACTTTTCGATTTTCAATCCTACAACGGGAGAATACACCTCGCAGTTTACTGTTACTTGGGGACAAGTGATAATGTTTAATTTTAATGTAAACCTGAATTTTAGTCTTGACAATACAACGGGAGCGAATGCATATCTTTACGCTCTTGCGTTTGGATTACCTTTTGGTGATTTTACTTATTCTCCAATCATTGAGATATACAAGAATGGAGTGTTATATTTAACTTCTCCGATTGGTTGGATGGGGAGTTTTACTTTTTTTGCTTCTAATCCTCCAATTGCTCCTGGTGTAACTACATTTTTAAATGGTATATACAATTTCAGCATTCCCGTTTCGGGGTTATCACCTGGTGATGTAATTACGTCAAAGGTTGGTGTAAGCGTTTCAAATAATAATACACCACTTTGGAAAGATGCAAATAGTTCGGGAGGCACAAACGTTCAAGTTGATTTGATTCTTGATGTAAATGCGCTGACAATGACTGTGCAGCCCTCAACTAATATGATTGGTACGGGGTCGACTGTTCAAATGAATAACTTTATACCTAAAAAACTAAAGCAGCGAGACTTTGTAAAAGGTATACTTTCGATGTTTAACTTGTTTGTTGAAATTGATAAGACTGCTCCTAACAACTTAATACTTCAGCATAGAGACGATTACTACGATAGCGGAAATACAGTAGATTGGACTAAGAAGTTATGCAAGGACATTGACCAAGAATTAATCTTTCTTCCTGACATCACGTCAAAGAAAATGATTCTCACGTACAAGGCAGATGAGGATTTACCGAATACTGATTACGTTGGAGCAACGAATGAAATCTACGGACAAGTTGAGTATGTATTCGATACGGAATACCAAAAGGGAATAGATACTAAAGAGATGATATTTAGCCCTACTCCCGTAGGAAGAACAACATTTGGTGCATACGTTCCATTTATAGCGGGGTCTGCTCCTAAAACAAACATAAGAATTTTAGTAGATGGTGGAACTGATACTTGTAGTGCTTATAATATTTACGATTATGGGACTACGGGACAAACGGGATTGACAACTTATCCTTTATTAGGACACTTTGACAATCCATTGAATCCTACTTTCGATTTGAACTTCGCTACTTGTGACTTTTACTATTACGATGGTGTAAACGTAACGAATAACAATCTATATAACAAGTATTGGAGAAGAACAGTTAACCAAATCAATACGGGCAAAATGTTGGTTGCTTACTTCGATTTGAACGAGGGAGACATCCAAGCCATGAGATTGAATGACAAGATTAGAATTGATAATTCTTGGTGGAACATAAACAAAATAATTGATTACAACGCAAACGTAAAAGGATTTACAAAAGTTGAATTGATAAGCATTGATTCAGAAATTGACTTTGCTCCGTTTAAATTTAAAATTCCTAAGTTGCCCGTTGATTCACAAGTTAGCCATATTACTAAAGACATATTACAAACAAGCGTTGACAATAATAACGTTGTTATGAGTGGCGCAGATGTAATGATTAAAGGTAGAAACAACGTTGTATTAAGCGGTACTACGGGGTTAATAATTGGTGACGATAATATAGTAACGGAAAAGTTTGTAAATATAACTGAAGCTAATCCAACGGATGTAACTGAAACAATATTTAAAGCAAGGTTTGAACAAATAGGCACAAGCGCACCAACATTGACAATTATACGAAATGACTTTGGAGGTACAATAACTACAAATAGAAGTATTGCGGGAGGTTATGCAATTTTAGGATTTAACTCACAATTAGTAGATAACGTTGAAATATCTTTTAATATGAGTTCTTTAGATATTGGAGGAGAAGTTTTAGCAATACTACCTACTACAAGTGCGGTAGCAGTTTCAACTTACGCAAGTGGCGTTCAAGCTGACGATGTTTGTTCTGCTGCTCAAACTTACATTACTATTACTAAATACAATTAATCTACTTTAAAACACAAATCAAAAAATTACCATTATAAAGTATGGCTTCAACACCAATTGAGATACCTATAAAATTAAATGGCTTAGCGGCTATTAAAGCAGAACTTCGTGAGTTGAAGGGAGAACTTGCAAATGCGACTGACCCTAAACAAATGCAAGAACTTGCTCAAAGAGCGGGTGAACTTAAAGACCAACTGAAAGACGCTAATGACCAAGTAGCAGTTTTTGCTTCGGGTAGTAAGTTCGAACAAGTATCAAATTCGTTTGGCTCAATGAAAGATTCTTTGATGTCATTAGACTTTGAAGAGGCAGCGCAGAAAGCTAAAATGTTTCAGCAAACTTTAGGCTCAATTTCACCCGCAACGATTGGAAATAGCATTAAAGGTTTAATCTCAGTTGTTGGTAGTTTATCAAAAGCGTTTGTTCAGTTTGGTGTAGCATTACTTGCAAATCCAATCTTCTTATTAGTAGCTGCGATTGTAGCTATCGTTGCGGTAATCGGAGTTATAATGAATAAACTCGGAATATTAAAGCCAGTATTAAACGCAATAGGCAAGGTATTTGAATTTATAGGTGCAGTTATAGACATGGTTATTCAAGGATTCAAAGACTTGACTGATTGGTTAGGACTTACTAATAATGCAGCAGAAGATGCAGCGGATAAACAAGCAGCAGCAGCTGAAAAAACTGCAGCAGCATACGAAGAAAAAAGCAAATCGGTTGTTGGTGGATATGATAGAGAAATTGAACTAGCTAAATTAGATGGTAAAAATACGGTTGAATTAGAAAAGCAAAAACAGTATTGGATAATCAAGACTGCTGAGGCAAGATTGAAAGCTATTAAAGATAAAATTATAGCGGGTAAATTGAGCGGTGACTTAGACGAAGAAGAAATAAAAGAATTACGAAAAGCGTACAATGACCAAGTTGAAGCAGTTAAAGACGCTAAACATCAAGTTGAGGTGATAGATAAGACTGAGGCTAACCGTAAAAAAGAGGATAGAGCAAAGGAAGCTGAAGACCAAGCCAAAACAACTGAGAGCAATAGAAAGAAAGCAGCAGATTCTTACAAAGCAAGGATTGAAGCAGAAAAGAAATATCAAGCTGAACGATTAGCAGCAAGAAGACAAATTGAAGATTTAGAGGCTTCGCTATTAGAAGAGGGTATACAAAAAGAACTTGAAATAAACAAATTAAAATTCAAAAGATTAATTGAAGATACACAAGCAAGAGTTACAAAAACTAAAGAAGAGGGAGACGAAAAAGCAAGATTGCTAAATTTATATTATGTTGAGTATTCTAAAACACAAGATGAAATAAATCAAAAAGAACTTGCAAGAATAAATCAGTTTGAGATAGACGCTAAAAAAATAAAGGAAGATGCAGAAACTGCTTGGTTGCAAACGGTTGAAGACATCGCAGAACAAAACTATGTCAATTCATTATCCGAAAAAGATAGAGAACTTTTAGCAGTTAACGATAAATACTTCGCATTGCAAGAAGCGGCTAAAGGTAACGCTGAACAACTAGCAATTATTGAAGCGGCAAAGGCAACGGAATTAGGTGCAATAAATGACAAAGCGGATAAAGATGAAATTGCACGTAAAAAGAACATGATGAATATGTCGCTTGACGCTACTAAAGGTGGGCTTCAAGGTATATCAGATTTGGTTGGTGCTTTTGCTGGTAAATCAGTTGCAGCACAAAAGAAAGCGTTTAACACTCAGAAGAAACTCAATATTGCAATGGCAACGATTGACACTATTAAGGGTGCAGTTTCAGCGTTTACGGGAATGACCTCAACAATACCTGGTCCTGTTGGTTTAGCGTTGGGTGCTGTTGCTGCTGCTGGTGTAGTTGCTTCAGGTGTAGCTAACGTTAAGAAGATTTCATCTACTCAGTTTGAAGGTGGTGGTGGCGGTGTAAGCGCATCTACGGGTACAAGCGGTGGCGGTGGCGCAAGTAATACATCTACTCAACAAGCTACTCCGCAAGTTAACTTATTTGGTGCTAATAACAACGCTAATACATTTGGAGCGAATGGTCAACAATCTAATCAAGGTGGGGAAATGGTAGTTAAGGCAGTTGTTGTAGAATCAGATGTTACTTCAATGCAAAAGAAGATGAATAAAGTACAAGAATCCGCAGTATTATGACAAGCTATATATCACTATTATCTAAAATAGAAGCGTTCTGCAATGCTCACCTACAAATCAAAAAGTACGGTGGCGAGTTTCGTGAGCAAATGCCTAACTTTGCAACTAAAGACGAGAAGTATCCCGTTGTTTTTGTTACTCCTACAAGTGATACTGAAGCATTAAACACAAATCAGTTTACGATAGATGTTTATTGCGTTGATTTAATTCAAGCGGATAGAGCAAATCTAAACAGTATTATTTCAGATTGTCAGCTTATCCTAAAAGATATGTACGTTTACTACACCAATGACAACGATATTGAAATTGATGTTGTAGGAACTGCGTCAATGACTCCATTAAACAATCAAGATTTAGATTACGTTGCGGGGTGGGTTATGAGCATTACTTTTGAGGTAGCAAGTTACGGTGATTGTGCTATTCCAATGAATCCAATAAATCCAAATCCTCCAATTGTTTGTGCAGATGCTACGGTAACAAATTCAGACGGTACATATATAGATACAGTTGCAAGTGGAGGTACTTTAATTTTACCTGATACAACCTACAACTTTATAATAAACGGAGTTACAACAAGCGTAACAGTACCAAGTTTAATAGATGAAACATTTAACATATTATGGCAATAGATATAAACATAGCAACTCCTAATTTACAAGAGGTAACTGATTCGGGAAACAAAACTAATAACGATATTGAATTTAATAGCGGTGTAGGGGTATTATTAAAGAATACTTCAAGACTTAAAGAAGGTACAATTGACTCGGGAGCGGGTGGAGGCATTGCTCAGATTTGCGCAGTTGGTTATGAACTTAAGTGGGAGGCGGGAAGTCAGTACGTCATGACTGGTGACGGTCTTCAAATTAGAGAAGTAAACCATAAATTCAATACTATACCAACTTCTACAAACGATAAAACGGAAGGCTTTTACGTTGGCTCACGTTGGATTTTAGATAATGGAGACGTATATGTATGTACTGATTGGACTCCAAACGCAGCAGTATGGGAAATTGTTCCCAATGCAGATTGGAACGCTACAAGCGGCTCGACTGCAATTGCTAACAAACCTACCATTTCATCAGGCACAGTTACTTCAGTAGGCTTGACAATGCCGAGTGCATTCACAGTAGCAAATAGCCCAATCACATCAAGCGGTGATATAGCGGTAACGGGTGCGGGTGTAGCAAGTCAATATGTTAGAGGTGATGGAAGTCTAGCTAACTTTCCTACAACAAGCGGAGGCGGTGCATCGGTTAGCTATTACTTGAATGGCTCAGTAAGTCAAGGTACATTCGGAGGAGTTGCAATGCGTGAAATAAATAAAGTTCCAATTATCGGAACGGGAACGGATTTCACAATTAATGCAAACGGATATATTCAATCTTTTATTACTGATGCTAATGACCCTAATCAATTAGAGATACCAGCAGGGAATTGGAATTTTGAAACGTATTTTAGTGCTTCGTCTAATGGTGGAAATCCATCATTTTATGTAGAGTTATATAAATGGGATGGTGCTACTTTGTCATTGATTGCATCTAACTCAACAAATCCCGAAATAATAACGGGTGGAACTGCGATTGATTTATATTTAACAGCGTTGGCTGTACCTCAAACTACTTTGGCTTTGACTGATAGATTAGTTATCAGAATCTATGTAACGCCAAGCGGTCGAACAATTAAGTTACACACTGAGGATAATCACCTAAGCCAAATTATAACTACATTTTCAACTGGGTTAACTTCTTTAAACGGTATTACTGCGCAAGTTCAAAACTTAGCAACGGGTACAAGTGGAGCTGATTTTGCAATTAACTCAACAGGCTCAACTCACACATTCAATTTACCAACTGCTTCAGCTGCGAATAGGGGTGCTTTGAGTAGCGCAGATTGGACTACGTTTAATGGTAAGCAACCTACTCTAGTAAGCGCAACAAACATCAAAACAGTTAACGGAAATAGTTTACTTGGTAGCGGTGACTTGGTTATAAGTGGAGGAGGTGGAAGTGGTATCTTTGGAATATCAAATGCTTCAGGTGTATACACTTATTATGCTACTTTAACTTTAGCAATGGCAGCAGCTACAAGCGGACAAACAATAGAGATGTTTGCAAATGTTACTGAGACTGGAGCGGTTACAATTACTCTAAAAAATGGTGTAAATATTAACGGAAATGGTTATACATATACGTTAAATAATAGTGGTTTAAGTCACGCTTTCTCAGCAGCCAACTCAGTAGTAACTTCTTGTAATATCAATAATTTAAACGTTGTTAGAACGGGAAGCACTGGAACTTTATTCGATAATTCTTGTTTAATTTTAGGAATAAGTGGAAGTGGTGTTATTAACTGCTCTGGCTCAACTTTTAGAAACTCTGGAGGTGGTGTTGGTATATTATTTAATACTAACTCAACACACGAAATTAATTATGCGGTGGCTTATGCGACAACTACTTGGGGTGCAATTGCTATATTTACAAATGCGGGTGCAAGATTAAATAATTCTATTGGTTACGGAACAAGCGGAGGATATGGTATTCGCTGTCATAACGGTGGAGATATTCAAAATTGTACGGGTGTATCTGATTCGGGATATGGAGTTTTTGGATTAAGTGGAAACCAATCTAATAGTGTTGGAATATCAAATACGGGTGTTGGATTTTACGGTGTTGCTAACGTTTATAATTGTGTAGGTAGGTCTATTTCAAGTGTTGGATTTGAAATTACAAATGCGTTAAATGCGGTTGGATGTGTAGGAATATCAGTTAGTGGCATTGGTATGTCAGTTTTAAATGGACAAGTTTATAATTGTACGGGTATAAGTAGTTCTTCGAGAGGCTTTCAGATTACAGGAAATTCATTAGCGTATAGTATAATATCTAAGTCATCAAGTAGTTATTCTGTTTTATCGAATAATGCAATAATTCAAATACACAACTCAACAATAATAAGTGAGTGGAATAATGCTGGAGGTATTGGAATTTCAAGTAATATAACAACGATTCCAGCTACTATATTAAATTCAACTTTTCTTTTATCCAATGCCGCAGCACCGTATTTATTTAATGGCCCAACAGCACAAGCAATATCTACAAGAGGAAATACATATAGAGGTGGAGCAGCATATAGTGTTCTTATAACTCAAGCAATAGTAACAACTGAAGATGCACAAGGTAATATATTTTTATAATGGAGAATGTAACTAAAATAGATATTATAGGCTTAGATATTTATGCTTATAATGAATTAGAAAACACAAAAGAAATTTATCCTTTGACCTCAGAGTATGATTTCTTTATAAATGAATTTTCAGATACACAAGAATTGTTAACGGTTAATATTTCTGATCCAATTGCTAGAATAATGAAATTCTACACAATCGAAAATAGTGTACCTAAATCATTTACTGAACTTGATTATATTGAAATGACTGAAAAACAAAAGGGAATTTTTGATACATTTGTCGAAATGATTAAATCTAAACCATGACCTTCAAAGCCCAACTAACCAATTCAGTACTTCACACCTTGCCTATATAATAGTTTTATGGCTACATTTAAAGTAAAATACGCAACGAGAAATAAACTCGCTAGAGCCTTGCAGCAAGAAATCAAAAAGCTAGGCTTAATTGACTACGGTACAATGTACGATAGTGTGCGTATTTCTGCTATGACTGGAACGGAACTAAATAGAATCGACATAACTGTAAGCGTAATGTATTACTATTTCTTTTTAGATGAAGGAACGATTTACATTGATGCTTTCGACATAACTGATAGATGGCTTGATAGCCCACAAGTTCAAGCTATAATCGGAGAGATTACACAAGACTACATTCAATGGCAGTTCGAAAAATATCCTTTACTTGAAATGGCTAAAATTCTAAACAATCCTAAAGTCTTCGTAAACTTTAATTGGATAGACGAGAATGCTTTACCCTATACACTACCAAATAGAAATATTCAAAACTTAGATTTCTAACTCTTTTTTCATTCCTAAAATATTAAAGGCGAATACTAGATTAAGTTCTAGTACGTCTTTTATTTTAGTTACATCTTCGTTGGCTAAATTGTAGAGCGTATGTTCCCAACTCCATCGGTTTATTTTGTCTTCTGCTTCTTGCTCTTTTAAATCTTCTTCATCAAGTTCTGCATCGTCTAGTTCGTCTTCATCAAAGATTGGGTTAAATAGATTTTCATAAACTTTTAAGAAGTTCTCACGATACTTAATATATTCCGAGCATATTCCGTAGACTGAAGTAATTGGTAACTCGTTAAACTGTTCTTTGCGCTTTTCAATATTAAACGAATAATCTTCATAAACAACTTCTTCCCATTCGCTTAGTTTAGTTTTACGATACAAAACTGAACAAATGTAAGTTAGATGTTTAACATAATCATTTGCAAAATAGTATTCCAAATCTATAAACTCACCTAGCTTTAAATCGTTTAAACCAATGTAAACAAAATTGTTTACTTCATTCTTATAGATATTTGTAGGCTGCTTTTTTATAAAAGTAACTTGCTTAATGACCTTTGAAAGTTCATCTATATCCATGTCATCGAATTCGTCAACGTCAACATCCGTTAAAATAGATAAGCATTCTATTTCATAGCTAAATAAAGAGTCAAAGTCTTCATTATTCAAAGACCTTAACTCTATAAATTGTTCGACTGTTATATCATTCCACGATTTCGGTAGCTTCAACTTGAATATCTTTAGCGGTTTTACCTAACTTTTGTCCGATGTAAGCAATGAAAGGAATAGCAATGTTTGCTTTTTGCTCCTTAAATAGTTTTGATTTTAATGCAATGTGTGAATCTCCGTAATGCTCCGCTTTAGTTAGGTCTGTTCTTTTAAATATAATAGCCATAACTCTAGAAATATAATTTTCGGGAGAAGTAGAAACTGCTTTTTCAATCATTTTCAAATCACGAACATTCAATTTAAACTCGTCTTCATAGGCTTGGTAAGTATAACCATCGAATTCAATTGATTTAAGAAACTTTTTTGTAGGCTTTTTCTTAGTATCACAAAACTCCTTTACAATCTCCGTAAACTTTTCAAAATCCAAATCGTAAACTTCATCTTCCGATGCTCCCAAGTCAATAAATATCTTAGCCCATTTTTCGAATTGGTCAAGTTCTAAATTATTCATTGTTGCACTAAGTTTTTCAAATTGCTCAATTGTTAACTCAGTTACTTCGTTGTTAATCTTTGTTGTTCCGATTTTTACCATAGCGTTTTTTTAGCAAATATACAAAAATATAACAAAAAAAAACTTACTCCATTATAATGTATGGCGAATGATATTCCTATTTTTAAAGTTACGATTGATGAGGAGTATTCCGATGGTGAAATCTTAGGAATTGAGCAAGTAGCGTTTACTTCTAAACCCGCAATTTTAGTTAAAGGAATGGCTTTTAATAGTCACGCTAAAGTCATGCAGTTTGCAGATGAGCCAAAGATGAGAATCGTAGCACCCGCAATGATTCCAATGGATATTTACCGCAACGATGAAGAAGGAGAATATTACGTTCAATTTTCTGAACAAGAGATTGAAACTATCTACTCTGATTTCATGCAAAATCTAAACAATAAAAATCTTTTCAACTTAGAGCATGATGCTGGTCAAACTGTTCCCGCTTACATTCTTGAAAGTTGGATTGTAGAAAATCCTAAAGAAGATAAAGCGTTTAGTTCTTATGGTATTGAAGTACCAAAGGGAACGCTTATGTTGACTGCTCAGATTACGGACAAAGAATATTATAATAAACTTGTTGAAAGCGGACAAGTTGGTTTTTCTATTGAAGGATTTTTAGGCTTGAAGTTAAGTATTAATAAACAAATAAAAAACAGTATGAATTTACCTGATGGAGAACATCTAATCGAAGGCAAAATCTACGTTGTAAAAGACGGAGCAGTTGTTGAGATTAAGGATGCACCCGAAGCTGAAGTAGAAGTTGAAATGGCTACTGAAGAAGTGGTTGAAGAAGAGGTAGTAATGGCTGAAGAAGTTGTAGAAGAAGAAGTTGTTGAGGCTGAAATGTCTATCGACCCAACAGCAGACGCTGAAGCTATTTTAGCAATCGTTATGCCGACAATTGACGAAAAGTACAACGAACTTATCCAACTTATTGCAGAAGTGAAAGCAATGATTCCAGCTCTTGAAGAAGAAGAAGTGGAAGTTACCGAGCAAAAATTAACTGCTCACGAAAAATTAATGAAGTTTAACCAATTTAATCAAGACTAAAAATGTCAAGAAAACTAAAATTCGATTTAGATATCGAAACAAACGCACTTTTATGTGCTAATCCTAACGAGTTTTATTCTCGTGCTTACATTACTGAAGACATCGTAGACAACTACCGTACTTTGCCTGGTATCAAGTCAGCTACAAAATTAGCTAACGTTGCTTTCGGTAACATCCTACAATCTTCAACTTGTGCATTCTCTGCTCCAACTGATTCATTAGATGCTATCGATATCGATGTTTGTGCTTTGTCTGCTATGGCTCAAATTTGTCAATTCGATTTAGAGCAATCTTTCCTTTCTTTGCAGATGGCTGCTGGTTCAAACGGAAGTTTCGAAGTTGCTTCTTTCATGAGCTACTATTGGGAGACAATGTCAATGCAAATTGGTGAAGATGTTGAGTTATTAAGATGGCAAGGTGATACTGATTCAGTAGATGATTTACTTTCTTTGTGTGATGGTTACCTTAAGCGTCTTTTAGCTGATGCTGACGTAGTAGATGTTGCAAATGTTTCTATTGATGCAACAAACGTTATTGCACAACTTACTGCAATCTTAAACGCTGCTCCTGCTACGATTAAAAGAAAGAAAGCAGATTTACGTTTCTATGTTTCTTCTAACATCGCTACTGCTTACGAATTGGCTGCTGCACAAGGTAACACTCAAACATTCGTTACTCTTCCATTGGCTTTGACTTTCTTAGGAATTAAGATGGTAGTTGCTGAAGGTCTTCCTAATAATACTGCGGTATTAACTTTGAAGAATAACTTGATTTATGCTTTCGATTCTGAATCAGATGCTAAAGCGTTGAGAGCAGTTAACTTGAATGATACAGTTGCTGAGCCTTACTTACGTACACGTGCAAACTTGAAAGTTGGATTCTGGTACACTAACCCAACTGAGATTGTTCTTTACTCTTAAGAATTAATTACTAACTAGAAAGGGGTGGTGCAACAAACATCATCCCTTTTTTAATATATAAAAAAATGGCTTGTAATACAATAACTACAATCACAAAAGGATGCGACAACAACATCGGAGGCATCCAAACGGTCTACATAAATGACCAAAGCGAAGTTACTTCGGTAACAGTTGACGATGCTGCTTGGGAGGTAACTGCAATTACTGCGGGTGACCCTTTCATTCCTTTTGAATTTAAGCGTAATACGGGAAACTACGTTGAAGACCAAGCGAATGATTTGATTAATGGCTCTTCATTCGTAACTGCAACGATTACTTTAATGTTCCATAGACGTGAAGCTGCAAAATCTCGTTCAATCAAAATATTAGGAGAAGGACAAAGAGACTTAGCTATTATCGTTTTAGATGCAAATGGTAAATATTGGTATTTCCCGAATTCACAAGTAACTGCGGTTGCTGAAGGCTCGGGAACTGCCAAAGCTGATGGCTCAAAGTACAGTATTACCATCGTCTCGGAAGCGGAAAATTTAGCATATGAAGTTGACCCTACTATTATTGCTGGTTTATTATAATAAGTAAACTTTGCTATCCTCACCCTCACTTTAATTAGTGGGGGTTTTTTGTTTTATAACAAATCAAAATTAAACACCATTATAATATATGATATACTTAGAAAAAGATTCTATAAATACTTTTGTTCTCACCTTAACTGAGTCATCTACTATTTCGAATCCTTACTATCTATTTGTTTTCCAAAATGAATTTAATAAAGATTCACAAGGATTTCAATGGGTGGGTACTGATACTTCAGACTATAAAGAACGATATAATTTATTCCAATTAGAAGAGGGAGTTGACGCTACTTTTGTACTTGGACAATTTACCTATACAGTGTACGAATCAGCTGATTTTATTGATGTTGTAGACCAAGATATAAAATACTATATCGGTTTAAACATGGTAGAAGAGGGAAGAATGGTAGTAGCTGGAGTAGTAACTAATACAATATACGATTAATGAAGATTTTAGGATTTGAATTCGGTGCAAATAAGGCCGTAGAAGTACAAGAATTGGGAGGCTATCAAGCGTTCTCAACACCGTTCTTGAAAGTTGGGAAAGGAGACTTGTCTCTACCTTACGTTAATGCTCGTTTAAACGTTGGTAATTTCGTTAGATTTGGTAACGATAACCTTTACCCTCAACTACTAAACCAAATGTACTACACAAGCCCTTTACATGGTGCGATTGTAGACTTTAAAACTAACGCTGCAGTTGGAGGTGGGTACGAATTGCAGTATTCTCCTACATCTTCAGCAATGGAAAAGGTAGACATTTATGCTTTTGAAAAGCGAATGAATCTGAAAAAAACTTTACCCGCAATTACTAAAGAAAAAATCATTCATGGTCGGGTTTATTTTCATCTAAGATTCAATCAAACGGGAACGCTAATATTTTGCAAACACGTTGCGGCTGATAAGGTACGAAAGAACGCTACAAACGATTTATACTACATATGTGACGATTGGTCTACTCAGATAAACATTCAAACAATTAAGCCTTATAAATTCAACACTAAAGAACTTGAATTCTTATATTGTTATGAGGACTATTCAGTTGGTCAGGATGTTTACTCTTTGCCTCAATATTCGTCTTGTATGAATTGGGCTTTTTTAGATGGTGAAATGTCTTACTTGCAAAAGTCAAACATTCAAAACTCTATCTTCCCATCGTTTGCAATGATGTTTCCAAAGAAACCACAAAACGAAGAAGAAAAGCAAAGCATTAAAACAACTATTGATAGAGCCAAAGGAGCGACAAATGCGGGAAAAGCAATTGCATTCTTTGCTAACAATAAAGAAGCACTCCCAACGATTGAAGCAATACCTACAAACTCAAATGATAACTTGTTCCAGGTTACAACGGAAAGCATAGATTCTAAAATATGTCAAGCGCATATTATTGACCCAATACTAATGGGAATTCGTGTAAGCGGTAAACTTGGAAGCGGCTCAGACATCAAACAGTCTTATGTAATATTTGAAAAGAATAGTATTATTCCTTTGCGTAACTCAATCGAAGAAATATTCAACGAGATATTAGACATCTGCAAAATCAATGCAAAGTTAGTAATCAATAACTTCCAAATCGTAAACGAGACGATTGTTGAATTAGACGTAACTTCTTCAGCTACTTCAGACGCTTTGAATGCAATGTCTCCTTTAGTTGCAAACAAAGTTCTTGATTCTATGACACAAAACGAGATTCGTAAATTAGCAAGTCTTCCTCCCGTAGAAGGCGGTGACGTAGCTTCTTCTTCAACTCCTTCAACTCCTTCGATATGATTTATTTTGTAACTGAAAACTACCTAAAAACGCAGACTCCAATTACTGCAAATATTGACGTTAATAACATCGTTCCTTTCATCAAGACTCAAAGTGACATGAGAATAATGCCTATTCTTGGTACTTATTTTTATAACTACATTTTGGCTGCATACAATGACCAAACTTTACTACCTGAAGAAGAAGAACTAGTAACGTACATTCAACCCGCTATTGCCTGGAGAAGTGCAGAAGATGCTGCTTTTGGTTTATCTTACCAATTAAAGAATAAAGGAATCCAAACGCAAAATGGAGACTATTCGAATAACGTTAGTCAAGGCGAGGTAAATTTTGTACAAGACCACTACGCACAAAAAGCTAGTTTCTACGAATCAAGATTGTGGAAATATTTGGATATGAATAAAGACTTGTTTCCCAATTTCATTTCACCTTTAAATAGAGATTCAGACATTAGACCATCGATTCAACAAACGCAAGGATTCAACGATTCTATTTTATTTTTATAAACCACAAACAATGCTTGAAATTACCGAAACTATTAAAAAACATGGAGCTTTAGGAATGACCGTTATTGCATTAGTTTGGATGAACTCTAGATTGAACTCCGTTGAAGATAAACTATTCAATTGTTTAAGCGCAAATCAAGAAATTAGACAAGCATCAACACATAGTAAAGTAGAAATAAAAGAGAAACTAATTGCGGTACTTCCAAATGGTAGAAAAAATAAAAGGTTTATTTCGTGATACTTTAAAAAAAGAAGGCAAATGGTCAAGAACTTCGCTTACAATGTTTACTTCTTTTTCTATATGCGTACTTGTTGGCTTAATAGATTTCTTTATGCATGGTTTTAACAACGAGGTATTCTTTGGTTTTTTATCCGTTGCGGTAGGTAGTAAGATTTCAGATTCATTTAGTAAAAAATTAGAAAAATGAAAATAAATTTCACGCATTTAATAGCGTTCATTTGGGCTTGTTTAATCTCAATTCTTTGGTTAATTTTTATGACTGGCTGCTCAGCTTCGTATCACTACGGAAAAGCAGTTAAAAAAGGAATGCGATGTGAAACAATTTCCGATACTATCGAGATTCAAAAGATTGATTCAGTTTACATAAATAACGAGTGGGTAAAGTATGTTACCAAGTACGATACGATAGTGCGTTACAACGAAGTATTTATACCTAAAACGAGGTATCAAATCAAAACGGAATATAAACTTAAACGAGATTCGATTGAAGTTGTAAAATATAAGGTGAAAACTGAATACAAAACAATCAAGAAAAAGTGGAATTTCCCTATTAAAATTTTAATTATTTGCTTTGCAATTGGATTTGTCATAGCTTTACTCAAAGTTTATATAAGAAGATAATGTAAAGAAATATGTTGACACTAAACAACTAAATGTAAAGAGATATGTTGACAGTAAACAATTAAGTGTAAATAGATGGATAAAATAACCTTAGAAAGAATAGAGTTTGCACATCCAAAGATTCGCCAGGAACTTCGTGAGCAATACCTCGAAATCAATTCAATGCTTCCTAAAAATTGCAGACTTAGATTTGCTTATGTACTTAGAACTGCTGAAGAACAACACGCTTTGTTTTTGAAAAGACCTAAAGTAACTAATGCGGATAAATGGCAGTCAATTCATAATTACGGTTTAGCTTTCGATATAGTTTTGCTATACGATAACGATGGAAACGGTACATTTGAAGAAGCGTCCTGGTCCTTAACAAAGGATATTGATAAAGACAAAACACCTGAATGGACTGAAGTAGTTAATTACTTCAAATCAAAAGGTTGGGTTTGGGGAGGTGATTGGAAATCCTTTAAAGATGCACCACATTTCGAAAAGACTTTCGGTCATACCTGGAGAACGCTTTTACCTTTAGTTACCAAAGGAAAAGTAATTACACAAGGTAAGATACTTTATCCAAACATTTAACTACAAGCCCTTAAATGGGCTTTTTAATTATACCTAATGGAGTTAATTAAACACAGTAAAAACGTTCATGTACTCAGATTGCATGGTAAAAGCGTAAAAATTGCAATGCTTTCTGATATACACTGGGACAATCCAAAATGTGATTGGGATTATTTAAAGCGCCATTTGGACTATTGCGTTAAAGAAAATTTGCCGATAATGATTAACGGTGATTTCTTTTGTTTAATGCAAGGAAGAGGGGACAAACGTAGTTCAAAATCTGATATTAGACCAGAGCATAACAACTCAAAATATTTAGATTCTATTGTTGAAACTGCTGTCGAATGGTGGTCACCTTACGCACATTTGTTAACTGTCATAGGTTACGGAAATCATGAAACTGCAATTATCAAATGGCAGGAAACTGATATACTTCAAAGATTTGTTGATTTACTTAATTACAAAAATGGTACAAGCGTTCAAACGGGCGGCTATGGTGGTTGGTTAAATGTAGTCCAGGTAGTTGGTGAAACAATGGAATCAACAACTAGAATAAAATACTTTCATGGCTCGGGTGGTGGTGGAGTTGTTACAAAAGGAGCAATCAATTTGACACGTGCTTTAGAAATGTGTGAGAATTTTGATGTGTTTACAATGGGACACATTCACGAAAACGCTGCAAGAAACGATGTGAGGGAAACGATGATATTTAACTCAAAGACTGGGTACAAAATACAACACAAGGATTTGCATTTAATGATTACTGGAGCTTATAAGGAAGAATACGAAGATGGCTCAAAAGGATGGCACGTTGAACGAGGCGCACCAGCTAAACCAATCGGAGGTCGAATATTAACTATTGATATGAATCGGGTTCAAAGTAGTGGAGTAAGAAATATAAATAAAGTTATTGATTCAAGAAAGTTTCCTTTGTAAGATATAATATGCAAAAGCATATAAAAAAGCCATAATGCTAAATAGTATATGCAAAAAGATATAAAAATGTAAAGAGTATTTGTCCCAAAAGTTTACTATATTTGGGACAGTTAACAAGTTTTGTTTTTCATGTTTAGGTTAAAGGAGGTAGAAATATCTCCTTTTTTTATGCGCTGAAAGTATTGTAAACATTGAGAAACTAAAAATAAATGAAAAATAATTGTTAAAAAGTTTGGTAGTTATAAACAAAGTACTTAGATTTGCATATATCAATTAAACAAAAAACAAAATTATGAAAAACGTATCAGGAGTATTTCTTCAATCATTACCAACTTTAGAGCAGAACGGAAGAATAGTTTACCTTACAGGTCACTACACTTATATAGGCACAGTATACAATGGTAATCAGCGTATATTTATAGATGAATTCGACAAGAATATATACATAGTTGAGTTGAATCATAACGAGTTAGAAATTATTTTAAATTCATAATCATCAATCAAAAATTAATAAACCTTTAAAAACAAAAAAACATGAACGAAACAATTAAACAACTAGAATTAATTAAAGAATTTTATCTTGAGCAAGGAGATTGGATTTCAGCTAATCAAATCACTTTAGCGATTGACGTTGCAGAAGATTATTATTTTACACTTAAACAAAACGCAAAATGAGATACGAAACAATAATACAACTAGACGAAGTTGATATTGACGCTATCTGCGAATGGAATCCTGAAGATATAGGATGCATTGAAATAACTGAATTGTCAATAGCTAGTATAAATGTAAATCATTTACTAGATGACCGCTACGAAGAAATAGAAACATTAATTTTAACACAATTACAATCATGAAACACGAAACAATAGTAACAATAGAAGGAGTTGACATTGATGTCACTTACGAAATAATCGAAGACGATAACAACTACATTGATATAATAGGCTTAGAAATCGGAGGACAAAATGTTTTTGACTTAATAGACATTCACATTTCCAAAATAGAATTATTAATTTATGAAAAACTTGAACACCATGCAGATAATTAAGAACTTTTTGAATAGAAGCGTAAAGCCAACAAAGGCAGAGAATACTTACTTTCCTCCAATGGGAGTAAACGATGCTCACCGTAAACAACACTTCACTACTTACAACGTGGAGTTAATGAATGAAATCCGTAGAATTAAATTAAATCAAGTAAATAAATAGTTATGACATCACAAGAAAAAGCATTTAGCATTTACGAATTTGTAAGATATGACGTTTCTTTATTAGATGGTAGTGAAGCGTTAATTAATGCAGTGGTCAAACAAGCTGCGTTATATGTTGCCGAGAATGTTCGAATAGAAATGGTTAAACTACAAAACCACGAAAAAGCAGTTTATTGGTTAGATGTTAAACGAGAAATTAAGGCAATAGTTTGAAAAATAAATAAATAAATAAGGTAATAGTATGACAATCGAACAAAAAATGTTAGTAACTCAAGTACTCCCAGTATTGGGTGACTATTTAGAAGACATACCAATGCAACGAACTGCAAAGATGAAGCGTAACTTGGTTGTAAGTTCAATCCGTTCTTATGATTCTCACATGATAGATTCAGCAGATATCGAAGCTATGGAACAGCAAATTAAAATACAACAGTCATTCCGCAAGTGGTGTGAAGAAACTTTTAAAGATTAAGAAAATGGAGAATAAAGAATTATTAAACGAAGTTATTGCAAAATACGAAGTAAATACTAAATCACGCAAACGAGAAAAAGTATACGCTAGATTTGTAATCAGTAAATATCTAAGAAACAAAGGCTGGAGTTTACAAAAAATCGGTGAGGTATTGAATAGAGACCATTCGAATGTTGTTTACGCATTGAAGCAGTTTGAAAACCTAAAAAACGAAATTGATTTCAAATATATTTACTCACTGATTTTTAGAGATTTAGAACAAAGTGAATTCACTATTGAATATCCTTTAATTACTAAGTTGGAAGAGCGAGTATTGAAGTGTGAAAACTACTTTCAAATGAGATTATTACAAGAAGAATTAATAAAAAAATACAAATAATTAGTTTAATAAGTTAATAACTATTATATTTGTAAACAATTTAAAACCAAAACAAGATGAAAAACGTAGAAAAATTTGAAGACGCAATTCCAAGAGTAAACGGAATTTATTACAAGCTACATTTAGCTAAACAAGCAATCGGTAAGATTAACAAGTCTGCCGACAATCCTTTCTTTAAATCAAAATATGCTGATTTAAACACTATTTTAGATGTAGTTGAGCCAATACTACATAAATACAATTTACTGCTCTTACAGCCTATTATAAATGGATGTGTAAGAAGTGAGATATATGACATTGAAACAGAAGACCAAGTGTTTAGTTTAATGCAATTACCAGAACTAACAGACCCACAAAAGTTGGGAGGATGTATTTCTTACTTTAGACGTTATACGCTTCAAAGTTTATTGAGTTTATCTATGCAAGACGATGACGCTAACGATGTTACTAAACACGTTAATAAGAAACCTACAATGCCTCAAGAAAGATTTGAGAATGGATTAGCAAAGGTTGATTCTGGCGAGATTACTAAAGAACAATTCTTAAAGCCATTGAGCCAATTTGAATTGACTGAAGTACAAAAAGCAGTAATCTCATTGTTATGAGTAAAAACTATAAAATAACAAGAGATAGACAATCCAATTCTCCAAGAGACAATGCAGAAACTATAAAGATTAAAGCAATCAATCGAGAAATCAAAAAAATGGTTGAAAGCGGTTTAATAACACAAGAGTTTGCAGATGAGAATAGAAATAAATTAGTTGAATTAACATTAAATAAATTAGCATGATAGTTAGATGTTCAAGTTTAGGAAAGCTGATGACAGACCCTCGGAGTAAATCTGAGGTTTTGTCTGAAACTGCAAAAACATACATTCAAGATGTGTTTAAAGAGAAAGAATTGGGAATCTATAAAGACTTTAGTTCACGTTATACGGATAAAGGTATACAAATGGAAGACCAAGCCATTCAATTTGCTTCTGAAGTTCTTAAATGGGAGTTTGTAGTAAAGAATGAAACGAGATTTAATAACGAATGGTTAACGGGTGAGCCTGACATTTGTACCGATAATCTTTTAGCGGATATAAAATGCTCTTGGAACGGGTCAACTTTCCCGATGTTCGATTCTTCTTTAAAGAATAAAGATTATTTTTGGCAGATGCAAGGTTACATGATGCTAACGGGACACGATACTAGCGAATTGGTTTATTGCTTAATGAATACTCCTTTCGAGATTGTTGAAGACGAAGTAAGACGTGAGCATTGGAAACTGCATTTAATTGATGAGGATTTGAACGTAAGGGAAGCGGTACAGTTAAGCCATAACTTTGACCAAATTCCAAATGAGTTAAGAATAAAACGTTTTATTGTGCAAAAAGACGAAGAAGCACAAGCAAAGATAATTGAACGGGTCAAGGCGGCACGTCAATATTACGAACAACTAAAAACAATTTTATCATGAGTTCACTAATTAACTTTAGTATCAAAAATGCACAAGGTGGGTACGATAAGTACACCATGAGTGTAAACGAAAAACAAGATGACTACGGTAATAACGCAAGTATCTTTGTAGCGCAGTCAAAAGAAGACCGAGAATCTAAAATGCCTAAAAAATTCGTAGGTAACGGAAAGGTGGCTTGGACTGATGGAAAAATTGTTAAAGCGGAGTACGTTGAAAGAACGGAAGCAAAGCCTACGGGAATGAGTATGCAAAGTTCTAATAGTACTGATTTACCATTCTAATAAAACGGAGGTGTAAAAGCCTCCTTTTGTCATGTTTATTAATTAAAAAACTGGACATTTTAAACCTAAAAACAATGAAGATAACTATTGAATTTGACGAGCAAGACGATGCTAAACTAGCTATGGAGGCTTTTGATTGGAAGCATACGGTATTGGAGCTTGACCAATACTTAAGAGAAGTTACTAAAAGGGATTTTTATTTAGGCACAAGACCAACGGAAGACGAATATAAAATGGCTGAACATCTAAGAGAAAAAATTAGAGAAATTGCAAACGATAACAATTTAACGATATGAAGACTTACTACAAAGTATTTTACTACCGAGAAAATCAACCCGCTTTTTGGATTGGTAACGCAAATAGCAAAGAAGATGCAGTTCAAAAGGCGGATATACTTCCCGACTTAGTTTACGATGTTTGGCTATTAGATGAATGGGAAGATGAATGTGATAGTAGAAGAGGTATTTATTCAAAAAAGTTTATTAGAAAAAGCAACGAATAATTAAAAAATACGTCTTATATTTGTACACGAAGCGTAGGAACTTCAAGAAATTTTTACAGAAAAGTCAGTCGAAAAAAGGTAATCCTACGCACCTTTTTAGATTGGCTTTTTTATTTAACAAATTATTTATGAGAAAAGCATTTAACTTTTATCGAAGTTATTATGATGTTTCTAAAGAACTTACCAAAAATGAAAGGGGTGAATTTTTATGGGCATTGTTACAAAAACAATTTGAAGGAATCGAGCCTGATTTTAATGAACTTTCTAAAATGTCTAAGTTTGCGTATCTTTCACAAAAGCATAGTATAGACGCACAAGTGCTTGGTTTTGAGGGTAAAACTAAAATAATTTTAAACCCTATCGAAGGGGGTACGGAAGGGGGTACGGAAGGGGGTAAGGTACAAGGGAAAGAGAAAGAGAAAGAAGAAGGGAAAGAAGAAGGTAAATTATTAAAGAAAGATGTTGATAAATTTCTTTTGTGGTTTAACAATACTAAGTTGAAATATAAAAATTCAGTAGGTAAATTCAAGACCTTAAATCCTACCGACATAAACAACTTACTATTACTTAAAAAATTAAATTATACTGCTGAAGATTTTGATATTGCTTTTAAAGAAATGTGTAATTCTTCATGGGTAATTGAAAATAATATGTGTACTCCTTCACACTTCTTAAGAAATGAGAACTTTACAAGATACTTAAACTCTACAAAAATAGAATCACAAAAATTCAGAGCAGCATGGCAATAATAGAAGGATTTAAAATAACTGAGCCTATAGATGTTCTTAAACAACTAAAAAGTTATAGAGATAACTATCACGATAAAGGAGTTTATTTAGGATTCGACAAGATAGATAAACACTATTCGATGCAGTTAGGTAATTGTACTGATTGGACTGGGTTTCCAATGAGTGGTAAAACTCAGGTGTTAATGGAGTTACTTATGAATACTTCAATATTCTACGGATGGAAGCATTTAATATATTTTCCCGATGTTGGTAATAATGTTGAAATAATAGCGGACTTCATTCATAAAAAGACAAGTAAGACTTTTGACCCTAAAAAAGTTAATTCAATTACCGATGCTGAGATTGAAGATAACATCAAGTGGGTAACGGAACATTTTAAAGTATTAACTAAAACGGATGTTAAAGCAAAATTAACTCCAATGCAGTTTTGGGATATAGCAGCAAGTATTAAACAAACTGAAGAATTGCATACTGCGAGTATAGATAGCTGGAAGGATATGAGTCATGATTATGAAAAATACGGAGGTTATGCAACGTATTTAGAGGTAGTTTTACCTTATAGAAATCACATAGCTGAACAACACAATTTGCATTTACATACAATTATTCATCCTAAACTTACTGAGAAAATAAACGGAGTTAGGAATCCTCCAAGCCCTTACGATTTAAAAGGAGGTAGTGAATGGTTTAATAGTGGTAAATGTATGATTACGGTACATCGTGCAGATGTTGAGCATAATCAAGCTGAAATACATTTCAATAAAATAAAACCACGTTCAGTTGGTAGTGTAGGTAAGATAGACATTCATTTTGATTTAAATACTTTGACGTATTATGACATTGACGTGGTCGCTCCCAATACACATAATAAAATTTATGCTGCAAAAAAAGGTGAGGTAAAAAAATACAATACACTACCTGGAGAAGTACAAAATTTTTATAAGCCATTGGAGCAAAATAGTAGTTTTGACGATAACTTACCATTTTAAAAACACGAATAAATGAAAGGTACTGATATACTAATAGCAAGACTAAACATAAAGATAAGCATCAATAGATTGCTTTTTAGAATGAAATTAGCCAATCTAAGCGAGGAAAAAGTAAAAGCTATAGAAAGAGAAGCAAACGATTTAAACTATGCTTTAAAAGTCTTTAAAATGCTTGAAGACGATAATGCTACTTTTGAGCGTGTGAATAGCAGTTTACGTTTAGAAATATTATATTTGAAAAAGGAGTTAGATAAACAACAAGAAGATGAAATATTGCAAGACTTGTAAAGAGCCATTTGAGCCAAAGCAAAAGTTTAATTCAACAATCAAAACAAATCGTTGCGATGTGTGTTTAAAGACTGCTCAAGCCTTGAAGAATCTATCTGCTATAAAAAAGGAGAAGAAGATTAAGGCTAAAGAAGATTTGTTGACGCTTCAGGACTATTTGAAGTTAGCGCAGCAAGTGTTTAATTCTTGGATTCGACAAAGGGACAAAGGATTAAATTGTATTTCATGCAGTAAACCTTGCAAGAAAGAGAATGCTGGTCACTATTTTTCAAGCGGAGGTCATGCCAACGTAAGATTTGACGAAGATAATGTTCACCTGCAATGTGAATACTGTAACACTTTTCTTCATGGAAATTTAATCGAGTACGGAATCAACTTGGAGAAGAAAATAGGAAAAGACAAATTAATTATTTTGCGTGAAAAAGCCTACGAAACAAGAAAATTTACAAAGATTGAATTAAAAGAACTAATTTTGAAATACAAACAAAAACTAAAGGAATGAAAGATATACACTACGATAACACGAATGGAAGCCTTTACCTATTCGCCAATCAACACGAACTAAACGCATACGAATTTGATGTAATTAAACGGATAGTAAGATGTCGCAAGAAAGGACAGTTCAGAGATGACTTAGAAAAGACAATTAGAGTGATAGAGTTATACTTAAAAGAAACGGAATGAAAACAGCAGTAGAATGGTTAGTTGAGCAGATAACTGATAGCACAATGCCTGCAAGAGAAGCAATTGAACAAGCCAAAGAAATGGAGAAGGAGCAGATAATTGAGGCAAGAATTAATGGAGATATGAATGGTATGTGTATTGCAAAATTAGCAAAAGAAAAAGCAGAAAAATACTACAATGAAACCTATAAAAACACGAAAGAATGAGAAATCTAATCTACATTTTAATAATAAATTTACTTTATAAAGGTATTGATTAGAATTTAATCATATATTTGACGAAAAAAACGTCATGGAGTATTTAATTATTATCGCTTTTGCTTGGTGGTTTGTAGAATTTGAGCCTATTCAATTCGTGATTGATGCTATCTTTGAGTATATTCCGATTAACTTTTTAAGCAATTGGGTATATTCGGGACTCGGTTGTTTTAAGTGCATGGGATTTTGGAGCGGACTAATCTACTCGGGTAGTTTTGGATTTGCTTGTATCACATCTTTATTAACTTACATCGTTTCGTTATGTTTGAGCAAGATGAATTAGACTACATCGAATCAATCAAGATTGCAGATGTCAAGATTCAAACGTCTAAGTTGTCATGTAAAAAATTAGATGCTATCTATGCACGAGTGAACGGAATCAAAAGCAAGGACTGTTTTTGTTCAATGGTGAGAAGAAAGATATTTATTAAGGACTTTTTTATATGGTATGAAGGACTCACTAGATAAATACCTACAAACTCACTACATTGATGTAAAGAAATATACAATGTATCTTTTAAATCGTATCAACCTACGAATTGAAGCTGACACAGTAATATCTAACGCTTATCTGAACTGCCTAAAAAACGAATCAAAGTTTAAATACGGAAACGTTAAAGACTTTCTATTCCATTTTATCAAATGCGAGTTACTATTTAGAGATACGGAAAGCAAACAAGAGATTGTTAATAGTGTAGAGAATGAATTTCCAATCGAAGAAGCGGAAGACGAAATAAAGGATAAAATACTGTTCGAGTTAAACTACCAGGAGCAGAAGTCAGTAATTGAAATATATCGTAACACATTAGACGATAGAATCAAGTTAATTTTCTTTGAGACGTTTCACGATAAAGGGTATAATACTACAAGAAGCATTGCTGACCATTTTAATATTTCAGTTTTTACTGCTCATGCTATGATAACGGAAATGAAGCAAGACCTTAGACGATTAAAACACGAACTAAATAAAGACCATTATGAGTAGATGGATAGCACTAACCACATTTCTTTTAGCAATTGGAATGAGTGTAATGATTTGGAATGATAAAGAATACCAAAATAAGTTTATAGCTGCTACTATTTTTAGCTATTTAATGTTTTTAATAACCAACGAATATGAGAAAAATGAAAATAAAAGATGAGTATAAAGGAAAGACTGTTATAATCTATAATAGTGTTTTAGGGAATCAGAATATAGTAATTGACAAGATAGTACCAAAGCAATATGAATGGTATTATAAGAATGGATTGAAGCATATTTTTGAAGCTGAAGAAACAGTTGAAGAGATTGTTGAAGAAGTAGAGGTAATCGAAGAGACTCCAGTG